CAAGGGGCGGCAAAATCTGCCGTAGTAAGTGCCCTAACGGGTACTCAAACTGGTGCTCGGACGCATTCCATCGCAAGTCCGTTTCAAGTGTCCTGGTTCGCTTCCAATGGCGTGGTTACGCCAACGGTCGGATCGGACGGAGTGCTGCGCAATGTACCGCGCAACATCCACCAGCTCATCGTACGTCAGGGCGAGCTTCCGCTCGCGGGTCAGCAGTTTACTCCTGCGCTCTTTAAGGGGCGCTTCGAGATACCTGCTGGCGCGGACACCGCTGATTCAGCCCAGCTACGCGCTCTTGTGAGCTTCGTAGTTGGAATGCTTTGGCGGAATAGTTCGGGAATCAGTGACACATTGATCTCGAACGTCCCATGACAAACGACGCCCCCTTGAGGGCAACTGCTACCCCTCTATAAAGCCCAATTATCGGGCACACTAAGGAGTTGTTATGGACAGTAACACTGTTCTTTCATGCATTAAAGACGATATCCGTGGCGTGAGCTACGGCCGCTTCCCTGGACTCACCGAAGAAGAAAATCTTCAGTGCGCAGCATTAGCTAAGCAATTGCTAGTAGCCAAGGTCTTTAGTAAATTAAGACCACAGGCTGGCTGCAATGCGGTTGCCGACGATGCTGCCATCGCAAAATTTCGCGATGTGAACAATCGCTCATGTCAGTTTGACATAGGGCAGCGGCGCACTTTCGAATGGGAAGAGGAACTTTTCGGCACGTTTGTACAACGTGTTCGTAAGTTCTTCCTGCCGCACGAAGAGCGACCCATCTTGTTAGGACTTGAACAGTTCTTGCATAGTGGTAGCTTAGGATCAGGCTCCAACCTTGGAGCTCTCGGAACCGATTTCTACACGAAGTTGTTTTCCTCTGATCTTGGTGTTACAAGCGTCTCCCTGTACGATGCGTACAGGACATGGACAAGAAGATCGCCCACTTGGAGAGACGCAGAGGACACTCGCGTTGAACTAGGTTACGGCACAGCCATGTATGATGCCAGCAGAATGACGACAGTTCCAAAGAACGACGCCATATCTCGTGTGATAGGTGTAGAACCCTCACTCAACATGTTCTATCAGTTGGGCCTGGGATCTGTACTTCGCAAGCGCCTTAAGTCGGCGTTCGGTATCGACATCAGCAATCAAGCTGACAAGAACCGCGAGCTAGCACGCAAAGGCTCCATTGATGACAGTAATGTCACGATAGACCTGGAATCGGCCAGTGATAGCGTTAGCCTATCCCTTGTGAAACATGTTGTTCCGAAAGGACAATATGCCTTCCTGGAGATGCTGCGTACTGACCACGCCGCTTTACCGAGTGGTGAACGTGTTAGACTGGGAATGTTATCTATGATGGGAAACGGTTTCACATTTCCCTTTCAGACCATGATATTCTCCTGTATGGTTAGTGCCTCGTTTGAATACCTTGGGTATGGTACCCCGAGGGCAGATGATGGAGGGTGGGGCGTATTTGGGGATGATATCGTTTGTCCCCGAACCGTTTCCCGTGCTGTGTTGAGGTTGCTCGACATATGCGGCTTCGTTATCAACGAGAGCAAGACCTTTGTTGAAGGTCCGTTCCGTGAGTCCTGTGGTGGCGATTATTATTTAGGCCACAATATCAGACCAGTATACATAAAACAACTGGCAACACAGGAAGCGCGCTTCACCGTCATCAACCAACTAGTTGAATGGTCAGCAAAGACCGGTATTCCACTTTTTAAAGCATTACGCTTAATTCAAACGCGTACTAAGTGGAACCCGGTCCCTATTCACGCTGGCCATGACGCTGGTATCCGTGTCCCTATCAATCTTGCTACCGGTCTCCGGCGGAGTAGAAATGGCAGTTACATCGCCACGTTCCACGAAGCTAGAGGACGGAAACTATTAGTAGAGGAAAACACGGTTGGAGCGCCACGAGGCGAGAAACCGAGGCGATATAATGCCTCAGGTCTATTGCTCACGGCGCTTCAGGGCGGTTGGAGTAAAGGCGGTATCGGGATACGTAGTGATACGCTCCGATATCGCCACCGTCAGGTGGTGTGCCCAAACTGGCACGCTGCCTACGACTTCCCATCCGGTATGGATGGGTGGCAGCATTGGATTGATGCTGCTACCGCGGTTTTAACGCCGCGGTAGACCACCCC